TACAGATTGAACTTAGCCGTAGCTAACATGACTACCGAAGTTCCTGCATCTAGCAGAAAATCCGTTCGTAAGTCCCGGCGAGCCGGGCAGAGCAATTCTGAAGTCGTTCAACGATTTCAGTCCTTCTTCAATTCAGCTGTGCTGGATACACAACAAGTTTACGGTCTTGACATCAAAACCGTTCCACTCATTAGTACCACCTGCTGCAAAATTGTTCAGGAAGTCAAGAGGTCTTTATCTGACCCTTTGGACCAATTTCTGTTGGGAAACGATCCTAAATGGGTTGTGCCGCTCGACAAATTGCGTTTTAAGGAGAGGATAGGAGTACTTGCCTCCTTGAATAGTTTTAAGAAAGGGATGCCAGATCCCTGCAAGTGTTCCTTGCGTAAGTTGGAGGATGTTTTCCTCGAACGAGCATCCAGGCCCTTTGTACCCTCAAAGGAGTACCTCATGCATTGCGTAAGGACAGTCAGGCGACTCTTTCAGCCTGGGTGGGACAACGGTTATGAAAAAAGTGTGGCGTCCAACTCGCCGCCTCTTACCTCGTGCGTTGGATCGAAGAGGGCCGAACTCGGCGCGTTTGGAATTATAAGAAAGAGCGAGTTAGATCAGTATTCCCTTGGTGAAAGACCAATCGTTGCGTACGATTGTGATCTTCAAACCATTGTGTCTGCTGGGAAAGCTCGGGTTCTTGTAAAGACACCCGCGTCGTGGAACGCCCTTAGGCCACTGCATCAGTCAATCTATGATCACTTATCTCGTGAAGATTGGCTTTTGCGGGGGAAGCCCTCGTTAAAGCGTATAGGTAAGTTAATGAAAGGAATGAAAAAGGATGAGTTTTTGATCTCGGGTGATTACGAAAGTGCGACGGACCTCCTTAGTATCGAGGTCGCAGAAACACTTTTGTCCGAGATGAAAAGATCGTCTAGATTTGTTCCCTCATTAGTCTGGGAGGGCGCCGTTAAGTCTCTCCGTCCGTTCATTAATGCAAAGTCTGGAAGGTATGAAGTTAAGAGGGGCCAGATGATGGGCTCCCTGCTTAGTTTCCCGCTCCTTTGCCTCCAGAACTATTGCGCAACCACGTACATCCTCGGTGATAGACCTATGCTTATCAACGGGGATGATCTCGCTACTCGGGGGACGAAGAAAGAGTACGAGAAGTGGTTGGCGGAACTACCAAAGTTGGGTCTTGTGCCTTCTGTGGCCAAGTGTGGTTTCCGCCGTTCTGTCATTACTATTAACTCCGAGTATTTCCAACTAATACATCGGAGGGCCGCGCGTATACCCTGTTTTAGGGGTCGTGGTTTGTCACTTTGTCCTGAGGGTATTACCCAAGGCAATGCATTTGCTGAGCATCGCGGGGCGATCAGGGGGAAAATGAGGGAGCGCTACGATAGGCGGTATATCGAAGTGCACGCAAAAGAATTGTGCATGTCAGGGAGGAGCATGCTGAGACTCGGATGGGACCCAATGCCAGGTAGTGTACCTAGGTGGGCTGCTGTAAGAGAGTGGACGATCGCCAGACCAGGTGAGAATCCGCTTCCTCCGGCACCTACTCCACACGAAGGTGTTGCAGGTATCCCCGAAGGGTGGAAGCGTGTGACCGAACGTGTCGCAAGCAATTCGTGCGAACCCTTTCAGTACCAGCTGATTAGGCGCGAGCAAGGACGCATTTGGGCCGAAGGGAAAAATGCGAGGGGGCATGGTGGTGGCCGAGGTCCGTCGATCGCCAAATCAACCAATCAGGATTGGAAGGCTTGGTGTGAGGAAGTACGTGCGACTGGGGTTCGCCCTGTGAGGTACGAACGTCGGGTATATCGGTGGGAGATGAAGTCGTGGAGGCCGGGCTTTGGCCCGGTCATGAAAACGACCGATCCCCCTGTATACCGGAGATTGTGTCCTCCTAAACGTGAGATTGGTCGTCACCTGCGCGACCTACAATTAAAGAAAGCAGAGACGTCAGTTAAGGAATACCTGATTCCTGAAACGTGGCGTCGAAGAAAGATTGATTTTGTGTTCGGCGGAAGAGTAAGCTCTGCTTAGTTTTGCCGCCGCCAGGTGGGAGATGAGTGAAAGTAGGAAAAGTACCCTTGGAGCGCCCTCTAGGGCTCTAGTGCACTGGACTTGCATGAGATTCTGTGACAGCCGCCGAAAGGGACAAGGTTGACAGGGAGTAGTGTAAGGTTAAAACCGGACAGGAGCCTAAGGAGTGGAGTTGCAATGAAACGAAGGAGGGTAACATCGCCGAGGGGACTGGGGGACCAGTTCTAGACCAGCACGGTCGGGTGGGGTTTTGAACCCACTCGCGTGTCCGGCGGTCTGATCTCTGGGAGGGGGGTACTGACCGAGCAGATACCATCGCCAATGGAAAACCACCATTCAGGCAGCAGG